ATCATCTGCCCGAAGCGGTCAAGCTTTACGAGAAGATCAAGGCGCAGGCACAAGCCGGCACCGCCGCGCCCGGCGTCGATAGCAACCAGCACTGGGTCTTGTCGGCATCCCCGCTCAACACGTCCGGCGTCGAGAACACCACCCAGCCCGGCGGCATCGTGCAAGTCACCAGCGATGCCAATTACGGCATCATGGGGCCGATCATCGCACCCGCCGTGGTCGTCATGCACGAGTTGTGGGTCAAGGACGAGACCGACTACACGACGATCCAGGTGATCGAGCCGGATATCCTGATCGCGCCGCTGCACAAGAAATCGAACCTGCTGGGCATCGAAGGCACGCAGCCCTATCGGCTGATCCAGCCCAACGAAGTGAGCAACTGGTTCTGGGGCCGCTCGGAATTGGTCGATCTGATCGAGCCGCAGGCGCTGCTCGCAACATGGTGTGACGACACCAAGCGGCTGATGGGCTTGCAGATCGACAAAATCCTCGGCTTTACGGGCGATGCTGGCATTACCGATGAATTATACGCGCAAATGCGGCTTTCCGGCTTCACCAATTTGCCGCGAGGCGCCGACATCAAGGACATCACGCCCAAATTGCCGGCCGAATTGATCCCGATGCTCAAATTCTGCATCGAGATGGTGAATACGCTGGGCGGGTTCCCCGAGATCATGCAGGGCAAAGGCGAGCCGGGCGTGCGCGCAGGCTCCCACGCCAACACCTTGATGAAAACGGCCTCGCCGTCGCTGCGCGACCGCTCGCTACTGGTCGAGCGGCAATGCGCGCAGTGCGCCGATCTGACCTTGCAGATGATGGAGGCCAAGGACGACGAGAATTATTGGCTCAAGGCCGACGATCCGATCAAGGATGCGGACGAGACCAAGTTTCTTTTGTCGGAATTGCCTGACGATTGGCGCGTCACCATCGACAGCCATTCATCCTCGCCTATCTTCCAGGACGAGAACGAGCAACTTATCTTCCAGTCGCTCAAGTCTGGCATCGTTGGGCCTGAATATGTGATTGAGACGATGCCATTCCCGCACAAGGAAACGGCGCAGGTGCAGTTGCGCGAGAAGCAGGCGAAGCAAGCGCAGCAACTCGAACTGCTGCTCAAGCAGGACCCGGATACGGGAAGGAGATTAGTGCAGAAGTCGGTCGGCCTGCACCGCTAATTGCGCGGTATCCCGCCCATTGGCGAGAGTACCTGCGGGCCATTCATCATCGAAGACGCACGCAGGCCCGGATCGACTTGCGCCGCTTTCATCGCCATGTGGTCGGTGCGTTTCTGGTGCAGGTATAATTCGACGTTGGCGAGCTTGGAGCGATCGAGGTCTTCGAACATCAGACCGTGAACCGACTCGACGGTGACTTCGCAGATTTGCCCGAAGTCATCCTCGGCGCGCACCGTCTTCGTCGCCAGCGGCTGCGGCTTCAACTCGTTGAAAACGAATTTTGCTTTTTCTTCGTCCTTGAACAGCAAACGCCAAACGGTATTTCCGAGCGCGAGGTTGACTGCAAACATTTTATTTTCCTGACTTCGTTTCTATCCAACTGACAAATTGTTCGACGGGGATTCGCACGCACTGGCTGGTGATGCGGCGGCGTGGAGGACCGCCTTTTTCGGGAGCGCGTTTGAGATAGCGGCGGAATGTTTTATCGGAGATTCCTAAATAGGATGCCGCCTCCTTGATTGTGAAAAACGGTTTTGAAAGGCTGCCAGTGGCTTTCATTGTCACTCTACGGGTCTCTTTGAGTAACCAAACACCTAATACGGCGACAAAGTACAAGAAAAGGGCACATCGCGCAATAGTATTATTGCAAGGGAAACCCGATGGTTACGCACCGGAGTCCTTCGTGTTTAACCCCTCCGGTCTTGAACGTGGAAGGGTCCGTCATGACCTTCGAGCGCAATCGGCGCGGCCGGAAACACAAGCGTAAGTAACCGGCTTCATGCCTCAGATCGCCCCAGCCGCCCCGCAGCAGCAAGCCCAAGCACCTTCCGGCGTTTCCCCGGCAACGGGACCGACGCCGAACAAGGGCTACGAGGCTGCTGCTGCGCAGCGGCTGGGGTTGATCATCAAGCAACTGGAATCGATCATCCCGATGGCAGGCGCCACCACCGATATCGGCAAAGCCTGTCTCGAAGCCCTCAACAAGCTGGTGAAGTTCGTACCCGCTGGCTCGGTCAATCCGGCGGCCGAGAAGAACAACATCGAGCAGATGGCGATGAAGAACGCGCAGGCCAACCAGCAGATGCAGGCGCTCAAGGCGCAGCAGATGCAGGGGCAGGGCGGCGGCCAGCCCGCCGCGCCGCCGCAGATGCCGAAAGCCGCGTGATGGAAATCAAGCGCAACATTTTCGATTCGAGCGCCAAAATGCCGCCGCGCTACGAGCCGGTGGCGGTCATGCTCACGCAGGACGACAGCCCGAATCGCCCGATCGTCGGTCTTCAGACCAACGACAAAAATATCGTTCATGCGCGCTCGCCGCGCGTCGGCGAGAAGTAGGAGGACCGCAAATGTCAAATGTAAACATCTTTCAAAATTCCAGCAAATCCGTTCCCGAGAGCGACGAGCAGATCGTCCGCATCGACATGACCAAATCCGATATTGGCGGGCGCAAGAGCGCCATGCCGGGCGGCATGAAGGCCGACAAAATGGCCCTCTCGCACGTCCCCAATGCCAGCTCCATGCCGGGGAACAAGTAAATGGCCAACGTCGAGCTGGACGAAGTTGAGTTGCAGCGCCTGCAAAAGCAGGATCGCACCGTCCATGCGCTGATGGCCAATCCGCAGGCCAAGCGCAAGATTTTTGAAGCCTACAAGGTCGTCGAGCCCAACGCGCGCATCCCCGAACTGGATATCGAGGAAGCGGCCAAGGCGCCGGTTCTTGAACTGGAAAAGACGGTCAAGGAACTGCGCACGCAGATCGACGCCGACAAGGCCGAGCGCGAGAAGCAGGCGCGGCTTGCCGAACTCAATGGCTCGGTTGAGTCGGGCATGGCCAAGCTGCGCCGCGCCGGCTGGACCGACGATGGCCTGGGCGAAGTCCGCAAGCTCATGGACGAGCGCGGCATCATCGATCCCGAGATCGCCGCGGCCTACTACGAGAAGCAGCATCCGCCGCAGGCGCCCGCAACGCCTTCGGGCAGCGGCCCGTGGAACTTCATGGACGCGCCGGCCGATGACGACGCCTACATCAAGGCGATCACTTCGAGCAAGGCGGCTGCCGAGAACGAAAATCTCGTCATGCAGGAAGCTCACAAGGCGTTGAACGAGTTTCGGGGCGCGCAGCGCCGTTGATCAGGAGGAGTTGACCAGTGCCGCTTCCAGGAATTGGCGTTGCGCCGCAAGCAGGTGCGCTCTATAACGAACTAGCGGCCACAACCCGGCGCGCGTTCGTCCCGCGTCTATTCGTGCAGATTTACTACTCGTCCCCATCGCTGTTCTACGTGATGGGTAATGCGCAGCGCGCGGCTGGCGGTCTCAACCAGGTGACGGTCCCGATGCAGGGACAGTCGATGGTGCAGGGTCAATGGACCGGCTATGGCGGCGGCTTCAACTCGCCCGTCATCACCCCCGGAATCCAGAACGGCCAGTGGAATCTCGCTTACTGGGTCGTGCCCGTTCCGCTCCCCTTCGGCGAAACGATCATCCAGGCGACCGATCGCGAAATCTCGCTGCTCAAGGCGCGTATGAACGACGTGCGCGCGATCACGACGCAGAACATGGCGTCGAAGTTGTTCTCGAACAACTCGTCCAATCCGTTGCAGCCGAACTCGTTCCTCGACGCCTTCGACAACGGCACCAACTTCCCGACCTATGGCGGCATCTCGCGCAACGCGGCGGGCAACTCGGCCTTCAAGGGCCAGTACATCAACGCGAACGCGAACAGTTGGGGCTCGGCGGCGACCGTTGGCTTCACGCGCTCAACGATGTCAACTTTGCTTCAGTACATCACCAACAATGCCGGCGGCGAGGCCCCGACTTTTATCGTGATGAACCCCGGCGATTACGCCACGCTGAACCAGGACTTCATCGGCGTCGAGCAAATCTTCGTCAATCCCGGCGCCACCTACACGATGGACACCAACGCGCGGTCATCCTTCCCGAACATCAACGTCTCGGGCATCCCGATCTTCTCCGACTATTTCTGTCCGAAGGGCAGCGCGTTCGCCGTCAACATCAAGTACACCGCGATGTATCTGTCCGAAGACGCGGCGTTCGATTTCAGCGGGTTCCACTCGCTGGTGCCGCTCGGCCAAATCGGTCAACAGGGTGTCGTGGTCGTCGGCTACGACATCATTTGCGCCAAGTCCGTCTCCGGGGCATGGGTCTATAACATAGGAGGGGCAGCCTTCTGAACAGGCTTATTTGCGAGTAAGGCTTCAGCCACCAAATACATGGCTTCGTCTGTGCCATTGCTTTTGAAGGTGTTGAGACCGAACAGAATGAAACGACAATTGGTTTGCACATAACCTTTTGCCGGTTCGATTCGGTCTAGGCTGGGGAAGAAAATCGCACTGCCTCTGTCAGCGCCAGCAATAATGAACGGTATTTTTGTTAGTTCACAAAAACCAGTCCAGCGCGCCTTGGCCCATTCGAACGTCAAATCGAACGGCAGACCTTTTGTTTTGGCGCGCGTGCTTGCTTGCTTGACCATCCTTCGCCAAGGACTGAGTGGATGTTTTGCTCGCTGTCGTTCGTATATGAGTTTGGTTTGTTCAGGATGGTCTGCGCGCCATTGTTTTTGGCGGTTGCGCCAATATTCTGGATCAGCCTTGTATCTGGCCCGCCAGCGCGCGTTTCGCTGGTGTCGATCTTTGCGTTCTTTCCAAGAGCCTTGGCTGTTGTGCCAGTCCATCGCGTGTTTTCGGCAGCAAAAACGCAACTGTTTCCCGGTTAAAGGAGCGCTGCAAACGGTGCATGTGAGAGTATCAGTCATGCTGGGTTTGTACTCTCAAAACGCTAACTTTGCAAGAGCCTAAAGAGGACAACAATGAGCCAATATATCGCAGGTCCTGGTCTTGGCCTTCCGCTGCCCCAGAATCTCTACCCGACCGAACTCAACAATGCGCCGCCCGATACGAGCAGCAACCGTATCACCCTCAACGCGGGTGACACGTTGCCGATCCCGGCCGGCGATTGGTTCGTCAACACCGGGCAGTATTGCTTCCTCCAGTTCCTCGACCCGATCAACAACACATGGTCGATGGGGCCGAACGCGGCTTGGAATGGGGGCCACCAGTTCGTGATCAGCGACGGCTTCAACGTGCGCGTCGCCAACCTGCTCGGTTGCCCGGTTTCCGCCAGCATCACCAATTACGGCGCGGGCGGCTACGTGCAGGCGACGACCACGATCACGGCGGCGCCTGGCAACTCGACCTGGGTCCCGATCATCGGCGGCCAGCTCTCGTTCAGCACCATTGGATCGAGCGCGGGCGGCGCGGGTTACGGCATCGCCCCGGAAGTCTTCATTCCGGCTCCCCCTCCGGCCTCGAACAACGCGAACGGCGTCGGCGGCATCCCGGCGACGGCCTACGCGATGATCTCCAGCGGCACTGTGAGCGGCATCACCTTCACCAATCCTGGTGCCGGTTATCCCTCGAACGTGACCGTGGTGTTGCAGCCCTGTCCGACCGACCCGAACCTCTCGACCGGTATCACCAACTGTACCGCGGTCTTTACCGTGGCCGGCGGCGGTTCGCTGACCGGCGCGCTCTGCACCAACCCCGGCGCTCCGCTCTCGAACCCCAACCAGTTCACGCTGACCTGCACGGGCGCCGGCACGCAAGCCTCGCTCACCGGCAACGTGTTGCAGACTTGTACTGCGGCGACCTGCGCCACGGTTGGCACTGGTTATGGCACCGTCTCGGCACTGGCCACGTCCGTTGGCGGCATTCCGGCGGCCGGTACGATCACCAACAACACCGACTATCTCGGTCTTGCCTGGCGTCCGCGCCCGGCGCAGATTGGCTTCACGGTGGCCGGCGCGACCGGCTCGATTGGACCGCAGAACGGCACGATCTACGACGGCGGCCTGTTCCTGACCAGTGCCGCGCCTGCCTTCGTGTTTCTGACCAACCCGCTCACGGGCGGCACGCTGGCGTCGGTGACGCAGGCTTACATCACCTTCACGATGGGCAGCCGGCCGGACGTTGTGACCATCCAGCCGGCGCCGTAACGTGGCGGAAACCTACAGCCTCGGCGCAACGGGTCAGCGAACTGACTCGTTGTTCGCCGTGGCTGACATCGACATTGGTGACTCGGCGGGGCTTGGCGGGTCGCAGCAAAAGGCGATGGCGCAGAACACGCAGATTTTGTGCAACAACCCGGACGGTTCGAAGTCCTGGTACACGCTCGACGCCGAGCGCTCGACGGCGGCCAATGTTGTCTTGAAGGCGGTCTAGCCTTAGAACAAATGGCAGAGGACCGATCCTGCCATGCTCGATCAATACATTTTGCAGACCCAAAGGTTGCTCCAGAACCCGGCAAGCCCTACTTCACTGTATTCGACGGTAGATTTGACGGATTATATTAACTACGCTCGCGGCCAGCTTGCCGGCGAGGCGGAATGCGTGCGAACGATCGGCACGATCTCGACCGTCATCGGGCAATCCCCCTATTCGTTCAGTAGCATCAACATCGGCGTCGCGGCATCGACTGGCATCGACGGCATTTTCAACATCCCGACCATCCAGTACGCGGTGGCGAGCGGCCAGCGCTGGCTCAATCCTCGCCCGTGGCCGTGGTTTCAACTCTACGTGCTCAATAACCCCGTGCCGCAGAATGGCCCGCCGACGGTGTGGAGCCGCTTCGGCCAGGGCGCGTCGCCCGGCGACACCGGCCCCGCGCAAGGCGGCACGTTTTACATCAATCCGCCGGATAGCGTCTATCAACTCAACTGCGATTGCATCTGCTATCCGATTGCGCTCGCCGACGACACCACGCCGGAGGCGATCCCCTATCCGTGGACCGACTGCGTGCCGTTCTTTGCCGCTTATTGGGCGTATCTCTCGTCGCAGACAGGGGCGCGGCAGGCCGACGCCGAGCGCATGTATAATCACTATGAGACGTTTTTGGAGCGAGCGCGCAAGCAGACCAACCCCTCGGTGCAGCGTTGGCAGTCATCGCAGGCGCAGGACCCGGCGCAGGCGGCCAAATTTGGCATCAAGACTGGGGGAGCCGGCTGATGGCTCTTTTTCAATATTTGAAAGACACGCAAAGTTGGTTGCGCGAGCAGAAACAGGATTTTATCAACGTCGATGACTTGACGCGATACATAAATCGCGCACGCACGCTTATCGCTTTACAAACGCAATGTATCAGAATCCTTACGCCTTCAAGTGGCGTGATCACCGGCTATAGTTTGACCGCGCAAGGCTCCGGTTATTCCAACACGCCGACATTGACGGTAAGCCCGCCTGATTTCCCAAGTGGTACGCTGCCTTATCCGAATGGCAACCAAGCGACGGCATCCTGCATCGTGCAAGGCGGCGCGATCACCAATATCTACAGTCAGTACGGCGGCGCTGGATATTTCGAGCCGGAAATTACTATCACCGACCCAACCGGAACTGGCGCAACAGCAACGCCAATCGTTGGTGGCATCACGCTGTTGAATCAAGGCCAGGAAGTTTATAAATTTTCTGACATCGATCTCAGTGCAAATCCCGGATGCAAGTCGGTGGTGTCAGTGCGCGGCATCAGCATAATTTATTCCGGCTATCGATATTCTTTGGAGTGCATGGCGTTCTCACGCTACCAGATATACAGGGCCTACCCACTTCAGTACGAATACGCGCCCGCCATCTGCACACAGCGGGCACAGGGCACCTCT